ACGCTCTACGTCGACCACGAGGCGTACGGCGTCGGCGTTGAGATCGTCGACACGCCCGCGCTCTTCTTGACGGTGCCCGGCTCGGAGACGTGGCCCATCGTCGCCGACTCGGCGCGCCCGGAGACCATCGCGCACATGCGGCGGCACGGCTTCCCGAAGATCATGGCGGCGGTGAAGGGTCCGCGCTCGCTCGAAGAGGGCGTCGAGTGGCTGCGCTCGCACGACATCGTTGTTCACCCGCGCTGCGTGCACCTCATCGACGAGCTGACGCTCTACTCGTACAAGGCCGACCCGCTGACGGGCGCGGTCCTTCCGGTGCTCGACGACCGCGACAACCACGTCATCGACGCCCTGCGCTACGCCTGCGAGGGCGCGCGTCGAGTGCAGGCTGCGAAGCCCGTGCAACTCCAGCCACCGCAACCCGTGGCGCACGCTTGGCGTCGGTGATACGGGGGAGACATGGCCGAGACGAAAGAAGCGAAGCTCGCACGCATTCACGACGAGGCGCTTCGTCGCTTCAACACGATTCAGTTTGCCTTGCAGGACGAGCGTCGTCAGTGCCTCGACGACCGGCGCTTCTACTCGATCGCGGGCGCGCAGTGGGAGGGGCCGCTTCAGCGCCAGTTCGAGAACCGCCCGCGGCTCGAAGTGAACAAGGTCGCGCTCTCGGTCATGCGCATCATCAACGAGTACCGCGCGAACCGCATCACGGTCGACTACGTGCCGAAGGACGGCCGCGAGGCCGACAAGCTCGCCGACCTCTGCGACGGGCTCTATCGCGCCGACGAGCAGGACAGCGTTGCCGACGAAGCCTATGACAACGCCTTCGAGGAAGCCGTCGGCGGCGGCATGGGCGCATGGCGTCTTCGCTCCGTGCTCGAAGACGAGCTCGACCCCGAGAACGAGAAGCAGCGCATCCGCATTGAGCCTATCTTCGACGCTGACACGTCGGTCTACTTCGACCTTGATGCGAAGCGGCAGGACAAGTCGGATGCGCGATACTGCTTCGTCATCTCGTCGATGACGCCCGAGGAGTATGAGGCGCAGTTCGAAGACAACCCGTCGAGCTGGCCGAAGCAGATTTACGAGACGTACTTCGACTGGTGCTCGCCCGACGTGGTGTACATCGCGGAATACTATCGCGTCGAGGAGCGCACGGAGACGCTTCGCGTCTTCCGCCTGCTCGACGGCTCGGAGCAGACCTACACCCGCGCCGACTTCGACGAGGACGAGAACCTCGAGCAGATGCTCGCGTCGACCGGCGCGACCGAGCTTCCGTCGAAGCGCCGCAAGACGCGCCGCGTGCACAAGTACCTGCTATCCGGCGGTCGCGTGCTCGAAGACTTCGGCCTCATCGCAGGCCCGAACATCCCGATCATCGTCACGTACGGTAAGCGCTGGTTCGTCGACAACATCGAGCGATGCATGGGGCACGTCCGCCTCGCGAAGGACGCGCAGCGAATCGCAAACATGCAGCGCTCGAAGCTCGCCGAGATCAGCGCGCTCTCGTCGGTCGAAAAGCCGCTTTTTGATCCCGAGCAGGTCGCGGGCCATCAATGGATGTGGGAGCAGGACAACCTGCGCAACTTCCCGTACCTGCTCTTGAACCGCCTGACGAACCCCGACGGCTCGTCGGCCCCAGCGGGTCCGCTCGGCTACACGAAGCCGCCGCAGGTTCCGCCTGCTCTCGCCGCGCTGATTCAGATCGCCGAGCAGGACATGCGCGACGTGCTCGGCAACGCCGAGGCCGGCGAGCAGGTGCGCGCGAACGTCGCTGCGGAGACGGTCGCCGCCGTTCAGCAGCGCCTCGACATGCAGACGTTCATTTACGTCTCGAACTTCGCCAAAGCCATGAAGCGCTGCGGCGAGGTGTGGCTCGGCATGGCGCGCGAGGTCTACGTCGAAGAGGGCCGCAGCATGAAGACCGTCGACGCCGAAGGCGGCGCGTCTGCCGTCGAGCTCCTTCAACCGACCATCGGCGAGACGGGCACCGTCGAGATGGCGAACGACCTCTCGCGCGCACGCTTCGACGTGAGCGTTGAAGTCGGCCCATCGTCGCAGAGCAAGCGAAGCGCGACGGTGCGCACGCTCACGCCGCTCATCGCGGTGGCCTCTGACCCGCAGACGAAGGCCGTGCTCGAAGCCCTCGCGATGATGAACATCGAGGGCGAGGGCGTCTCCGACGTGCGCGCGTTCTTCCGCAAGAAGCTCGTGCAGATGGGCGCGGTGAAGCCGACCGAGGAAGAGGCGCAGGAGATGGCCGCAGCCGCGCAGAACGCGCAGCCCGACCCGCAAGCGCTCTACCTGCAAGCCGCCGCGCAAGAGGCGCAAGCGAAGGCGATGAAGGCTCAGGCCGACACGCAGCTCGCAATCGCCAACAGCGAGAAGACGAAAGCGGAAACTGTCAAGACCCTTGCATCGGTCAACATTTCCGCACAGGATCAGGCTATCAAGACCGCCGAAGCGATAGCGCGAGCCACTTCCGCGCAACCGCCAACGCAGTCGTAAGGCACCCGGCGAGCCTATCGCCGAGCAGAGGGCACGTGATGGAAGACACCGAAGGAACGACCGAAGAGACGATCGCGATCGAGACGCCAGAGGGCGAGACGCCCGAGGCACCGCAGGCCGACGAGACTACGCCGGAGGCCGCAGCGGCAGACGAGGACGCGATCGACGATGAGGTCGAGGTCAGCATCGGCGACAAGCCAGTGCAGGCCGAGGAGCCGAAGCAATCGGCGCCCGCATGGGTGCGCGAGCTTCGGCGACGAGAGAGGGAGCTTCAGCGCGAAGTGCGCGAGCTTCGAGCCAAGGTACAGACGCCGCAGATCGAGAACCAACCGCCTGCGGTCGGCGCGAAACCCAAGCTCGAAGACCACGACTACGACGCAGAGAAGTTCGAGGTTGCCCTCGCAGGATGGTTCGAGCGGAAGCGGCAGGCTGACGAGTACGCCGCAAAGCAGAAGCAATCCGAGGAGCAGCAGAAGCAGGCATGGCAAGCGCGCCTTGACGCCTACGGGAAAGCGAAAGCCTCCCTCCGCGTGCGCGACTACGACGACGCCGAAGCAAGCGTCACGGAGACGCTCAACGTCACGCAGCAGGGCATCATCGTGAGCGGGTCGGAGAACCCTGCACTCGTCACCTACGCCATCGGCAAAGACCCCGCCAAGCTCAAGGAGCTTGCGGCCATCGCAGACCCCGTGAGGTTCGCCTTCGCGGTCGCCAAGTTGGAGACTCAGCTGAAAGTGAACCCACGCAAACCCGCCGCTGCCCCCGAGGTCATCGTCAAGTCGACGACTCGCCTCGCGGGCGGCTCTCATGATCAAGTACTCGAACGCCTGCGCGAAGAGGCCGACAAGACCGGAGATCTCACGAAGGTCATCGCCTACAAGGCGAAGTTGAAGGCACAAGCGCAGACGAAGTAACGTTTAAGGAATACGACAATGGCAAACTCGTTCAGCAAAGAAGAAAAGGTCGCTTTCGAGCAGCTCCTCGAGGGCTTCAACGACGCGCTCGTGATGAGCCGCAACGTGAACGTCTACAACTACAACCAGACCGACGCGGCCCGCACGACCGCGATGCCGACGAGCGTCTCGCCGAACTACGGAACGGTCTGGCGTCCGCAGCCGTACATCATGCCGAGCGTGACGAGCGTCCCCGGCACCCCGGTCACGTTCTCGGACAAGACGCAGCTCACCGTCCCGGCGAGCATCACGAACCTCAAGACCGTCGCTTGGGGCATGACCTCCGTCGAGCTCCGCGACGCGCTTCAAGAGGGCCGTCTCGCTCAGGGCGCGAACCAGAAGCTCGCCTCCGACATCAACGTCGCGGTGATGCAGACGGCGACCGCTCTCGGCTCGCTCGTCGTCACGACGGGCACCCCGGCGGGCTCGTTCGACGACATCGCGCTCTGCGACTCGCTCATGAACGAGACCGGCGTCCCAGGCGATTCGCGCTACCTCTCGCTCTCCTCGCGCAGCTACAACGGCCTCGCGGGCAACGTCGTCGGAACGACTCGCTCCTTCGGCACGAACAACCGCTCTGACAAGGCATTTGAACGCGCTTACGTCGGCATGGTGTCGTCGTTCGAGACGTACAAGCAGGACTACGCGCTTCGTAAGACCGCGTACGCGGGCGGCGTGATCACGGTCAACACGCTCAACGCTGGCGGCAACGTCAACTACGTTCCGCTTGCGACGAACACCGGCGTCGCCGGCATCCTCAACGTCGACAACCGCTTCCAGACCATCACGCTCTCGTCGAACGTCGGCGTGGTTGCTGGCGATGCGTTCACGATCGACGGCATCGAGGCAGTACACCTCATCACGAAGCAGCCGACCGGCCAGCCGAAGACGTTCCGCGTCGTCAGCGTCGGCGCTGCGAACACCGTCGTCATCACCCCACCGATCATCAGCGCCGACAACGCGCCGACCGAAGCCGAGCTTCAGTACAAGAACTGCGAGCGCGCTGGCGTCGGCCTCGCGGCTGCTGCGATCACTTTCCTCAACACCACGACTGCCGACTACAACTGCTTCTGGCACAAGTCGGCGATTGAGCTCCTCCCTGGTCGCCTCGCGATCCCCGAGAACGCCGGCGTCGCGGTCATGCGCGCGTCGACTGACCAGGGCATCGAGGTCGTCATGCAGAAGCAATTCGCCATCTCGACGAGCCTCACGAACTACCGCGTCGACGTGCTCTTCGGCACGGCTCTCCTGAACCCGGAGATGGCGGGCATCCTGCTCTTCGACCAGTGAGCAATCGCTGAGCGAGAAAAGTTGGGGCGGCTTCGGTCGCCCCTTCTTTTTTCTTGCGTCGTGCTAGGATGCCGCCATGCCGCTGACCAAGGGATACTCGAAGGGCTCCGTCTCGAAGAACATCAAGACGGAGATGAAGGCCGGGATGCCGCAGAAGCAGGCCGTCGCCGTTGCGCTGAACACCGCGCGCACCGCCGCGAAGAAGGCGGGCAAGCCGTCGAAGGGGCCGAAGGCTGCGCCGAAGAAGGGGATGTGAAATGCCTCTCGTCTTCCGTAAGGGAAAGCATGGGCTCGAATACCGCAGCGAGGCCCCGCACCTCGTCGCCAAGCGCGTCGCCGAAGGCTGGTGCACGAGCAAGGCCGACGCACTTGCGCCGAAGCCCGCTCAGCCTCCCGTGCCCGTCGCCGTTGCTCCTGCGCCCACGCTTGACGTGAGCGACGACAACGCGCCACCGACGCGCGACGAGATGGAGCGCAAGGCCGTCGAGCTCGGCATCAAGGTCGACAAGCGTTGGAGCGACAAGACGCTCGGCGAGCGCATCGAGTCTTTGCTTGCGAACGTGAACGCGCCGCCGGAGGGCTAATCCATGGGCTACACGAAGCGGCAGTACATCGAAGCGGCGCTGACGGAAATCGGCCTTGCTGATTACGTTTTCAACTCGACGCCTCAAGACCTCCAGACGGCGCTGCGTCGTCTCGACGGCATGATGGCCGAGTGGAACGAGCGCGGCATTCGCCTCGGCTACCCGCTTCCGCTCTCGCCGCAGCAAAGCGACCTCGACTCGCAGACTGCCG